TATCTGGATGCTCATTACGAGGTAGAAGATAGAAGTATTTCTAATATCATCAGGAAGGCTGATGCTGATATCAAGCCCGCAAAAGGATTTTTCCAGATCATCAAAACATTTCTCACGAGGGGCAAATAATGATACATGATCTGACGGCAAATAGCGATTTTGAACGTCCCATATGGTTGGGATTGAATCTAAACAGCATTGTAGTGTCAATGAGTTCTCATGAAAGAAATTCAGACCTGTCAGAGCCATATGAGGAAGTCGTTTTAACTGGTAGTGCCGAGGATCGAAACCTCAAACGATATATTCTTGATTATGACGATCAAAAGAATATGTGTGATCGCTGCGGGGCGCCAATTAGAATACGGCCTTGGGATTATGGAGAATATGGCGGATTATGCCCGAAGTGCACAAAAGATCTGGATGAATACGTTAGCCGCAAAAGATATGGCAATATGAGGCTATCTTCCGAATCAGACGTGAGAAGAATGGTATACAAGCCTTGGAATATGAATGAGTTCGAAATAGTGAGAGAAACCGACAATGTATTGTTGTGGGACTAAACGAGGAGAAATTCTATGATTAAAAAACTTATCGAAGAATGCATTGAAAAGTATTATCTGGATGAAGAAATGTACTATTCTGAGGACCGTGAAGACGAAAAAGGCGATGATATTTCAATGAAAGACGAGCTTACGGAGATTTTGACTGCTAAGCAGGTGCCGTTCCAGATAAGCAAAGAGGAAGGATTTGATTCACCGGGCTATGAGAATAGTTTTCTCGCCGTTGCATTTATTGACGAGAATGGAGAACTGTGCCTGTCAACGGTTTGCCTTGAAATTAGGTGATTAACTATGAAATTAAGAGGAAAAAGAAAGGGATAACGAATGCCCGGTAAACCGGGTTGACCGCCAAGCGTGATTAGTGGCGAGAAGAAAAGGGCTGACAGTAGCGTGAAGGAGATATGAGTGGGAACTATTTTGTGAAAGCCATATTGAAGTAGCATAGGAAGCGTGAAGCCTTATCCACGATACAGCATTTGTAGCGTGGTGTTATGACGAAGAAAAAAGTGTGTTGGATCAGTGCGGGAGTAAGCAGCTTTATGGCTGGATACTTGGCAGGAGATGTGGATGAGTGGCTTTACATAGACATAGCCGATCAGCATCCAGACAGCATACGATTTATACGGGATTGTGAGGCGGCAATCGGACAAGAGATACAGATTCTGAGATCTAAGGAATATAGCTGTGTTGAAGATTGCGTGAAGGTATTTGGTGGATTTCGAGCACCCAATGGATTTGCACCGTGTACGAATTGGATAAAAAAGCGAGTGCGGAAAGAGTGGGAATTGCAACATAAGGATTATGAACTTACTTATGTTTGGGGATTTGATTTGAAGGAACAGGAACGTGCTGAACGGACAATAGAAGCGAATCCACAGGCAGCTCATGAATTCCCATTGATTGAACGCAGCTTGTCGAAGGAAGAGGTTCATGGACTGTTTGAACGGACATTTTCTTTCCGGCGGCCGCTCATGTATGACCTTGGTTACCCTAACAATAATTGCCTCGGGTGCACGAAAGGTGGCATGGGATATTGGAATAAGATTCGGAGAGATTTTCCAGCGGTTTTTGAGAGTCGGGCAAGATTGGAAAGGCAAATAGGATATGCAATCTTGAAAGATAGCAAGGGGAAGCCGGTCTACCTTGATGATCTGGACCCAAACCGCGGCAATATGAATACAGAAGTATTCCCGGATTGTGGGATTATGTGTTACTTGAGCTTAGAAAAATAATTTGGAGGAGATGCGATGATTGAGAAAATTGGAGCTGCAGCGATGCTTGAACAGCTGGCAGAAGAAGCAACGGAATTGGCACATGCAGCGCTTAAACTTGCGAGAATTGAGCGTGGGGAAAATCCCACGCCGGTTCTTAAAGATGCTGCGGTCAGTCATTTGATCGAGGAATATACGGATGTGGTTCAGTGTGCTGAAGAATTGAGTCTGGTGCCGAACATGGAACAGATTAGGCTCAAAAAGATGCGCTTTGAGGAAAGGTGGAAGGAAGAACTGTATGGCAAATATACTTTTAGAATACCCATTCCAATTGGACATCCGATCTATGAAGTTAATAATGGTCATATTGAAGAACATGAGGTTATCGGATATCGCATCGGAAGAATGATGGGAGAAGATCAGGAAGATTATGAAGAGGACTATGGGGATTATGATGGATGGCGTATTGAATATGGACGAGATGGAATAGAAGGAAGTTCACCGATATCTGCCATTGGGAATTATCTTTTTTCAAAGTGCCCGAACATGGAGGGAAAAGGCGATGGAGAATAAAGAGAAGCCGATCCTGTTTAACACGGAGATGGTCCGGGCAATCCTTGCCGGACAGAAAACATGCACACGGCGGCTGCCGAACAAACGCGTTCGTGAAGAGTATTTCGCATATGATGATTGGGCGAATACAGTAGGCGGATCGGGAATCAAAAAGTTAAGCGAGAAAGAATTTTACGAACAATATCCGCCATATCAGGTGGGAGATATCCTGTATGTCCGGGAAACATGGGGAGAAGGATATGAGGACGGAACATATATTTACAAGGCTTCTGATAAGTTAGCAAACCATCCGATGTTTAAGGAATCATCAAAGCTACTGTATCATCCATCAATTCACATGCCGAAAGAGGCGGCACGGATATGGCTGCGAGTTGTGGACGTACAACTCGAACGATTGCAAGATATCTCAAACGATGAAGCAATTGCTGAAGGCGCACAAGGCATAGAATGCAATCATGTGAATGCAGATTCATGCGGTTGCACAGATTGTATGAATACTGGATGGATAGAACCGCCAATAGTAGGGTTTATGCAAATCTGGGATGGGACGATTAAGAAGTCGGAACTTGATTTATACGGATGGAAAGCTAATCCTTGGGTATGGGTTATCGAGTTTGAGAGATGCGACAAAGAAGGGAGAGTCGTAGATGGCAGATGAAAATGAAATGTCCACGCCAGCAGACAATCGGGAATTGAGAAAAATCATACACACAGCTACTGGATATGGGATTTTAACGAAGGCGGAAATTGTCCTAATAGCGAAGATTGTGGGCCGAGCTGTTGACCGTGAATTTGAGAAAACGGAAGGGAATAGTCAATGAGCAGAGTAAGAGATAAGCTGATCCAACTGAAAAAAGAATATGCAAGCTACGGTGAATACGATGGAATCTACGCAAAAGAAGTACTGGAGATGATCGATGAGCTATTAAATGATCTTAACGAGGACGAAAAGCCGCAAAAGATTCTGTATCAGCCTCAAGCATATGGAACGCCGTGGTTGTGCCCGGCCTGCGGAGCCGATCAGACAAAGACGGAATTTTTTAACGCTGATGGATCTATACCGAAAGAAAAGATTACATTTTGCTGGGAGTGCGGGCAGAAACTGGATTGGAGTATCAATGTATGACCTTTTAAAAAAAATGGGAAGAATGTGAAAATTAAGATTGGAGGAATAGAGGATGAACAGCGAAGAGTATAAAAGCCTTAA